TGAGCGCAATGGCGACTACAAGCTGGCGTTCCTACATAATCAATGACCCTGCTTTTTCTACCCTGCTTTGGGAAATGGCTAAGTGCGAATCTGGGACCGTTGGAAACATGGTAAAAACGCAAGAAATAGGTGATCAAGATATTGGTTACACCAGCATCGGTGTATTCCAAATAAATATCGAGGTATGGCCTCAACTGGCTCGCCGGTACAATCTTTTCTTGGCAGACGAGAACATGCAAGCCGCGTTTGAAGTGTGGCAAAGTCCATTGGGATTAGAGAATTGGAGTTGCTATGACGTAGTCAAAGAATATTTCGATTAGGGACAGGAGACAACCTACAAATCACCGATGAAAATTACAATCAAAATGCAATCTTGGAGGAACGCATGACAGACATGACAGCAATGACGCAACAAACAGATAATTCGTTTTTAGGCACGAGCTATATCGAATTTGAAGGAAAAGAGTATGTAATCACATTTAGCATAGAAACAATCACCAGCGGACGGGCGCTGAATCTATTATCTAGCAAAGTTCTAAACAGACACGAAACTCCTGCACATCAGGATCGAATTGCTCAGGCAATGATGTCAAACGAATTTGTAACGCTTTTAGATCCTATTAGGATTTCTAATACAGGGAAATTAATCGATGGGAATCATCGGCTTGGGGCAATCGCCAACACCGGTAAAGCTCAGAAATTATTAGTTCTCAAAGGGTTCCCTGAAACAATTTACAAATATATAGATCAGGGACAAGCCAGAACGCTGAAAGACACGTTCCAGTCAGACGGGCGAGCAAATCCAGACAAAATTGCGACGGTATCTAAATTTCTATACCAGATGCTTATTTCTGAAAAAGACAAAATCACGCGAATTAAACCGTCGAACCCTGTTGGGCTAAACATTTTGAAAGCTCATAGGGGGCTTGAAGAATCCGTAAAAATTTCACTGAAAGTTGTTGGACCAAAAGGAATAAACGCTCCGCTGAATGTGGTCGCGATTTGTCATTATCTGTGGTCGCAAGAAAACTCAGATTTAGTGACTAGCTTTTTCGATGAAATGGTAAACGGGCCATTCCATGACGAACATCATCCACCGGTCAAGCTACATTTCAGGTTGCGGAAAATTGCCAGAGAAGTGAAAAAAGCGTCCACTTCACACCGATGGGATGCAGAAGCAATTTTGGGTTTATTTGTTCAAAGCTGGATTCATTACAAAGACCAAAAACCTTTGAAAAAATACGTCGGAGAAGCTCAGCGGCCAATATATATCAGGCAGATTATAGCTGAGGCAAAAGCAGTCGATGCTAAATTGCCACACGGCTTACACAATCAATATATGCAGAAGTCGTTCAATGATTAATCGCAAAGCTAAAGGTAATCGTAACGAATACCGGACGATGGATTATCTCAAAGAAAAAGGCTACAAAGTGACACGGGCGGCGGCATCTCTAGGGGAGTGGGATGTCATCGCCATTAGCGCCACTGATGTTCAACTGGTGCAAGTCAAATCAAATCGTTGGCCCCGCTCAGACGAAATGAAAAAACTAAATGCGTTTCCTTGTCCGAAATATGTTCGGAGGGTTCTCCACCGGTGGGATGATTGGGTTTCAGAGCCGAAAATACGGATTTTGTAAAACCTGCTCAAACCTATCACTCGTGTAAGTAACTTAGTTGACTTTGGATACCCCGTGTTATATGATTTATTCATAAAGGTAATTAGTTAATCAAAGGAGTAAACAAATGACTAATACAAATAAAAAAATATCATATGACGGGACTCAAATCTCCACGTATCGCGTGGACTTTTCCCAAGTAGATAATCGTGCCGGACAGGACGATGTAGCTATTCAGTATGATCTTGACGAGAGCCGCATCGGCGGTCACCTCAAGGTAGTTGTTCGGCATGAAATTCCAGCCCATTTGCAATCATGGGAAGAGGTCGAAAAACTTGAAGAAAATATCAAGTTCACTGCGCTCATGGTTGCGCAGCGTCGACTGGCTGAAATGACTGTTTCAAATGTGGACTCTATTTTCTACTTTGAGAACATCAAGCTTGAGCACGACACCTTCGCCGACGCACCTATCACCGAAATGCAGGATCTTAACTGGACTCTCAGTGGATATCTCCAGAAAGACGGTTCCGGTTCAAATATGGAAGTTCTTCTGGTCAACTATGAACCACGCACTGTTAAAGGTCACGAGACCTATATCGCCAAAGGCGGGCGACATTCAAATCGCAGAGCCGGTTTAGTTCATGAGAATGTGGCTCAGGAGTTCATGCAGAAAGGTTACTGCAACATTCCTGCTGGTATCGGCTGGAGCGAATTAGTTCAGGCTCATCCTAGTGACTTAGGCAATGCTCAACTTTTCGGCCCACAGGTAGAACTTCCAAGCATTCTTCCACTAACTAGTGAAGAGTAGTTTGTTGACCCACTACGCTTCCTGACTTCGGTCAGGGGGCGTGTTGGCTTTACAAATGTTAAAGCTAAGAACAAAGGAGTAGAGAAATGACATACGAACACAAACTGCACGGGAGATATTCGACCTGTCGTTGCAATCATGACGAAAATCGCGTCAGCCTTGCCACGCATCAAGTTGTTACCACGCATGAAAAAGATACGGCGTGGCTCAGTATCGACCAAGTCGCGCAAGTTCTAGGGGTAAGCTACAGCACAGCCCAGCGCCAGACATATCGCGGAGCTTTCAAGACAATTAAAAGATGGGGGTTTTGGAGTAATTCATGGATTATTCCGACTGAGGAATTGCATCGCGTAGCCGACACCAAATACGGCAAGCGTCTTATCGACGCAATCGCTACAATCAATACCGATCCTGAGTTGGCACAATTCTACAATTCGCCTGAGCAAATGTATCGCACAGAAAAAGCCTATTGGGCAGAAAAGGCGTGGTAATTATGTGGATAATCCCTTTAGCAATAGCCGGAGTCGCGATACTATCACTTATATTTCAATTTATCGAGGGGAAGCTGGCCTATGACTATGGAGAACAAACTGAGTTCGTGGATCACGAAGAATCTTGCGGAGACTAAAGATAATATCGACTTGCTGAAACTCAAAAAGAAAATCTGGGGAATTGGAGTATTTAATCCCCACCGGACTGAAATTCAAGAAATGCTGGTAGAAAGGCAGCTATATCTAGAAAATAAGTATGCAAAGAAATATTAACTTTTCAAGGTTTTTGTTCCACCGTAATACTTCACCGCGTGGCCGTTTTCTAGGAGAGCATCGTTTAGATTTACTCCATCGCAAATGAGTTCCCCTAGAATCCGGCCATACTTTCCGCGCTCATGACTAATCAAAATAATCTGCTCAGCTTCTTCACACATATGTTTCGTGAAATCCTTCGCCAATAATCCTTTGGCCTTTACCTCAAGATCACGAGTTCGGCTTTCCCAAGTATCTAGCCCGAAAAGCCTAATTCGCTGTCCGGTCAGTCTGACATCAAAACCGAGATCAATGTGAACATCAACAGTATCCCCGTCAACAATCCTGTCCAGAAAGACTTTATATTCATACATTTCTCACCTACTTCTAAAGGTATAAACACCTTACTGACACCCTTTTCGGGCCGTGAGCGGCCATACAGAAGGCTCTTTTTTCGGCATTTTCCCCAAAATTATCCATTTCCGTATCTTCTTCGACGTAATCCCAGTATAGTGGCTTCTGCCGGATTATCGCCTATCCATGAGTGACACATCCGGCATACTGCCAGACAATTCTCTTTATCCAGAATCGAACCACCCTGACTGCGAGCTAAAAGTTCATGAATATCTACTGACACGTTTCGGCATACGCCTTGAACCTGAGCTTGGCATGTTGGAAACGCTGAAAGCATTTCTCCAACCAGTTTTCGCCGGTCAATATATTTCTCAGACATTTTTTTAGAACGAGGTTTCAACCGTCCAGTGCGTTTCATCGGAGAACGCTTCATGTTTTATTAATCCGCTTGCATCGAGTACATTTAATCACGGTCCCTGTCGTAGCAATCTCCGCTAATAATTTCCCACAATATTCGCAGCGCATCTGCATCTTAGTTACCATAAGCCGAACCCTACCGGAATATTTTTATATGCTTTCCATGCTAATGCCAGAGCACATACACAATCGTCATGCATTCCTTCCGGAGCAGAATACCGAACACCGGTTCGGCTGTAAGTATATTCAAATGCATCAAGCTCAACACGAATTTCATTATCTGGGTATCTTATTTCTTGGCTTTGAATTGCCATGACCAGCCCTTCCATTAATTGTTGTTTAGAACCGGCAGTAAATTTGAACCCTTCTGTGTTGGGATTTGCTTTTTGCAATTTCTCAACAATCGGGTCACCTACGCCGGACGCATCAACAAGCGCGGTATCATCTCCGATCAAGCGAGCAACTGTATCAGTAGTATATTCCCAATCCCTTTGGAATCTCTCAAATCTGCAAACTTCTCCATTTTCGTCCAAAGCGATCCCGACAGTATAATCTACTGATTTGGCTAAATCCCAACCCCAGACATACGGGGGCTTATTCGACATAGGGCCGATACAATTATTGATTGCATTCGATCCGAATGGGCTACCAGAATCATCGGACGCCTCAGCCATGTACAATTCTTTGAACACGTTAATCGGGAGCATGTTTTTAGCAGATTCAATTTCTTCGCTTTCCAGAACTCCACCTTCAACAGCATCATACGCATCTAATTTCGAGTATTTCCAATCCGGCTCTCCAAGTTCTGCTCGACGTGCAAGCCGATACGCCCAATTTTTACGGCCTTTCACATTGCCGATTATTCGCACCGGCCCGCGAGTAGCGGTCAAAGTAGAACGAACAGCAGTCCACGCCTCTTCTCTCATTCGAGAGGCCTCATCAATTACCGCTGCATATACATCTTCACCATATAATCGGTCAGGAGTATCGGCACTTTTGAATTCTATTCTTGCTCCATTTCTAAAAGAAATAGTAAGCGACCCCTGATTAGCTGAAGCGTATCCAGTGGTAGGACTTCCGTCAGGCATTTTCGCCTCAGCTAATCCAAGTACCATTCGCCTAAATGCTATCTTGGCTTGCTGAAACACCGGTGCAACCCACCAAAACACACGCCCTTCAGCCCCGTGTTCCCATGCTTGCCCCGTTAGCCAAATTAAACATCCCAGAGTTTTGCCGGATTTAGTGCTGGCTTCAATAATAGAAAAACGCTCAGGACACTCAATCGCCTCTGATTGCGCAGGGTACAGGGCGGGCAGTTTTAAAACTGATTTATTCTTCGTCGCGGCCTGTAGTTCGCTCAATGCTGAACTCAACTTCCATTGGTGCGCCTTTCGCTCCAGTCAATTCGACTTGCGTAGGTGCGATTGTCCAATTCTCATGAAATCTATACCGTAAGAAATCCCTGTATGCTTGCCAATTAGTTCCGGCAAATTCTTGCCATTTTGAAACTGCGTTTAATTCTGCCTGAGCTTCCGCGTCTTGAACTGCTTCAAAAAATTCACGGTATTCACCACGAGTGGCTTCCCTGCCTTTTTTCATCCACAGATAATAAGTCGCGTCAGAAATTCCAGCCCATTTGCAAGCAGTGTTCAAAAAACTTCCACTGCGAATTGCACCTATGAACTTATTTTTTCGCTCAGGCGTTAGCTTTGACGGCCTTCCGATTGCCATTCTGACAATTCCTCTCCACGCGAATCTTGATCTCTATCATAATCGCGCCGTAGTCGTATCATACGACGTGTTTCCCATGATTGTCTGTATTCTGTGTTTTCAAACAATTTTGCAAATCCGGTTACATATTTCAAACGGAGCAGTTCGTCCGGTTCCATGCCCATTTGCGAACAAATTTCTTCATCAGTCATGCCGTTATCCAACATGGAAAATACTATGTTTGACATACCGGTAACTTGATGTTTTCCACGCGCTCGATTATGCCGGACTGTCGAAGCCATTCGCTCATTCATTGTTTTTTCTAATACCACTATCGGCAATAGACCTGAGCAATCTTCCCGAATATCTGTATTTTCTTTCATGACCAGATATCGGTGAAATCCATCAATAATCACATATTTATTTGTTTCCTCATCGCGTACCGTAACAACCGGTTGAGTATATCCATCGGCTTTTATACTCACATACAGCAAACGAAGTTCGTTGGTTGCAACCACATTCGGGTTGTAATCGTTAGCAGTAACCTGTTCAATAGGAACCCATTGAACATTATTTACAGGGTGATTATCAAGTGATTTGCAGACCATTTTTTGCCTCTTCCCGAGCTTTGTCCCGCAATGCTCGATTCTTCTTTTGAATAGGAATGTATTTTGGATTAAGCCTTAAATTTTCCAGCATTATGCCTTCCCAATCATTTCTCAGTATGCCCTGAATGGCAACTTTATATTTCCGGTCGCCCAAATCCTCGCCGAAGATTTCATCAGCATATTTGAAATGCTTGAGAAAGTGTTTTTTATATTCGTCGTCAAGAACCAAATGTTCCAGTAGATAATCACGGTATTCCCGCCATGTCTCAAACATAAACGGCAACTCATCAACCACGCCATAATCATCTTCCCCGAACTTTGTTGCCATGTCGATACCGGCTAATCGCTTGGTCAGTCGATTATGTGTTTCAGGTTCTATTTCCTGCATATAGAACAATTGCCGGACGGCAGTTTCATGATGAACATTGGACACTCGCATATTTCGCACCTGAATACCGTACCGGTACTGCGCATCATATAGCCGATTATATTCCCATTCATTATCAAGAATAGATTTCCATACGTCCGAGAAAGACCAATCGTAAATTGGATAAAATGTGTAATGCTCTTGCCGTCTGGACAGGCGTTTCCCGTATGTTCGCCCGTTATAAATCGCTTTGTTCGTCAAGCTCAGGAAACGCTTTGGCGTTTCCTCTGTTCTCATTCCACCAATCAGGCACGTTTTGATACCGTCGAAATGGTATTCCATCAGCGCATCAAACAGTTTGGCAAACCGCTTTTCACCAGTATGGTTTTCTTTAATTGAGATGGGATCTTGGGGGTGAACCCATATATCTTTTTTGCTTTCGTCCCAACATTTCAGCCATTGGTCGGTCGAGCTTGTTGCATTGAATAGAACCAATGGAGCCTGCACCCAATACGGTTCAACACGCTCGTCATACATAATCGACTTGACCATATCAACCGTGGCTTGCCATTCAGCTTCCTGATCAAGAAAAAACACTTTCAGTGGCAATCGCCCAAGTTCTTCTGCAACGAGCATTGACAACTGAAACACGACAGTCGAGTCTTTTCCACCACTGACGGCCACCACCGGATTAGGAAACTCGGAGAAAATCCACCGAATACGATCTAATGCAGCCTGAAATACGTTTTGATTTTTATAAACTTTCATTGCCGATATAACTCGGTGAGCCTCCTATATGATCGTGTCCCAACGACGATTTGACTACTTGATGATCAAATAGAGTAGGCGTTGTTATGGTCCACGGAATGTCGTGATAAACAAGATAGTCCTGAATGACTACGTCAAAGTGCGATTTCTTTTCTCGTATTTTTCGAAGCCGTGGGGTAAGATTTTCGTAATCTTCAGTCTCAAACCATTTCTCAACTTGGCTTGGTAATTGCTGTTGATTTATGAAAATCGCAGCTTGGTCATAAAATCCCCGTGGTTGAACCTTAGTAACATAACCTCTCTGAATATTTATCTCTTTGAACAAGTGACGTTGTCTACCGAATAACGAATAAATCTCAGATTGCGCCAGCCAATGAATTGACTCCCATTTTTTACGAAATCCTGACACGGTGATCGCATCATCAGTCATGAGCAAAACCGGTTCGTTTTGGTCAGCATTTTCCAGCATTTCTTTGAACATACGAGAATAATTCCACCAATGTCCACGGAACTGGTCGTCACAGTAAATCGTGATATCGGGGATCTCCGGCTCGATCACGTTCAATAGCGTATTCAACGGCTCTCGGCGAGTTGGAATAGTTATTACGGCTGCCTTCATAACGTTATTCTCACATAGGTCAGTTTCCAATTTTCATAATATCTAATCGGCTCGAATCCATATTTGATATATGTCGGCAGGGACATTTCTGTACAAATTGCTGAAATGGTTTTGACGTTTTTTTTGACAGCTAGTGCTAGCCTGTATTGAATCATTTGGTGATATATTCCCTGTCCCCTATATTCAGGAAGAACAACCGCGTTTTTAAATTTAGCCGATCCTGAATACCAAATAGCCCCGCACATACCTACAAGCTGTTCGCGTTCATACGCTGCATACAATGTCGTAGTTTTTCCAATTTGTTCGATAACCCCATCACCTTTTGCTGCCTCTACTACCGGTTTTAATTCACTTGGAATAATGGTTCTCCCTGACCCTAAATCCCGAATGAATATATCTGACATTTAATTCAAAGCTCTATTCATAAGCAACGGATTGCCTTGCCTGTCATTGTTAATCCAATACCGGTGCGGCCCATAATCTAAACATGTGTACCAACGTCCATACCATTTTTGATAGCCGAACTCGTTGATAATATTCATGGCTTTTAAAAATTCATCATTATGAGCTTCGTAAGCTTTAATTGGACGCGTTTTTCTAATAACGTACTCATGCGGATTACTTGGCATCGTCTTGGCCGGTCGCCATTTGTACGAACTCACGAACTTAGCGAATTTCGCATAGTCCCGTTCATTCTGAGTCATTTCAGTCAACGTCCCAATCCGTATCTGCTCGCAGCAACTCATGAAGTAGCATCTCGTAATCTGATCCGCACTCAGGACAAACTAATTTCACTTTTCTAGTTTTGTCTGGTTCGTCGAACTGACCGAGTAGTTTCGCATTTCTGTCGTCGATTTGTTGCTGCGTTAGTGGAGTTTGAGTTGAAAACTCTAACCGGTTATCAGCGTTTTCTGTAGCTAATTCACTGAGCATGTCAGATAATGCTCCAGTAGCATCGACCCTGTCCAGCAAACTCGACAACATTCCATCATCCGTGACCGCTAGACTCGCTATCGGGTCAAGTGAAGATAGAATTAATTTTTCTTCCTCTGGCGTTAAATCTACATACACGACAGGGACTTCTGTCTCGCCTTTTGAAATAGCAACTGAGACACGAAGATGGCCGTCAACTACATGCCCCGTCTGTTCGTTGACGATTACGTTTTGAACCCATCCGACCTGATCTAAAATATCAGTCATAATTTCTTGCTGATATTTCGGATGAATCCGCCAATTATCTGGATTTGCTAATAACTGCTCTGGTGCTTCTGTGCCGCTTCGCACAATGCGGCTGTCCCATGATGACAATGTAACCTCCCTTTGTCCTAGAAATAGTATAGTATAATGAATGTATGACGGGGGCCGCGCTCCTTTTACAAAAAACTATTACCTTTGTTCTATGTAGATTCTGCGGCTCCCGTTTTTTCTTACAGGTACAAACACCTTACCCCTATCGTTAAAACGCCGTGAGTGGCCATACAGAGCGGTTATTTCAGAGAAAAATGGGGCTATTCGTCTTTATTTGTCGGGTGAGTCTCATTTCCGTACGCTTCCCACAATTTTGATAATCCTTGACTGATCGGGATTGTCAAAACCGCGAGCGCCGTTAATAATCCTTCGATATTATCGAGCGTCTCAGGATTTGAACTTGCAGACCAGATAATCCGCGCAGCCAATACGAGCCAAGTTATTACGCAGGGCGTGAATAGAATTGCGATCAATAATTGCGAGCCGGTTATCGTAGTGCCGTTCGACGGCTTCTTCACATCACCAGATTTCTCCGTGATTGGCTCTTTCGGTTCCTCAGAGGTCATTGGACCGAGACGGGTCGTTCGACGTTATTCGTAGCATTCAGAGTATTGATTTTTGTCGTATTGGCGATTGTGAAACTAGCTGTGTCGATCCCTGTTCCGTTTCCAATAATCGAATTTTGAATGGTCAGCGTACCCGCGTGAATGTCGTCAAGATTTATTCCTGCTCCGTATGCCGATATATTACTGAGCGTTAATTTCCGGCAAAACCCATCAGCCGTTTGTACGTCAATGATTATTCGGTCATAAGTTGAGTTAGTAACAGCGGGGACCGATACGGTTCCTCTGGTAGACTGCACGACTATATCTTTAGGTGTACTCGATAATGTCGGACTAATAGATAATCCGTCAGCTATCACATTTGTAACATTCAGCACATAAATTTCTGAGTTCCCTAAATGAAGTATTGTCGCCTCAAGGCCATCCAAAATAATCTCATCACAGACTAGGTTATGTCCGCCGCCTGTTGAACCGACTATTTGAATCGCATCGGTCAAGCCCGACGCTTTACCAATATCCAGACCCGTCAACGTAATATCGCCCGCCCGAGCCGACGATAAATTTAGTTGAAGCGTCATTGTTTGCAGCGCACGAACTTCGGCAGGAGTTTGATCATCTAAAAATTGTTCCCAATCTTTACCCACTTGAACTGCACGATCCGGTTGAACTAGAGACGCATTGTACAAAGCCGGTTCAGGCCAAATTGGTGCAGCATTCAAACCTTTAATAGAAAAAAAAATTGCTAACGCGATTATTCCAGCGCCAAAAATCATTCCGGTTAAACCTACTCGAAGAATCCCGCCGTGTAATTTCAATCCGCTCATGCGAATTGACATTGATGGGATGTGTACGTCTGGGGAGTAGCCACCGATTCGAGGGAATCGTAACCTGCCTTCGGGGGTTTTGAACGTAGGGAATCGCAAATTCCCCAGACGTACATGCGGTATGAAAAAGGTTTTCGCTAAAAAGGAAAGCAGCTTCTTCATGTAAGAATATTACCACTTCCATCGCCTTTTTTAGACGCAACAAAAGACTTGAGCACTGATAACACGGCAGCGACGCCCGCCGCAGCCCCCGCTTTGAATATATCAGCGTCCATTCCAACCATCGGACCCGCTGTAACGATAGCTAGAAAACTTTGTGCAAATGTCATCACACAGCGTTCACCTAAATCGGTTAATGCTTTTTTATCTTGTAACATCAGTTACCTCCCATATCTTCGACCTTGCCTTGTAGCGTGTCGATTAGATCATTCATTATACTTTGCCCTGAATCAATCAGGTCATTTGCGTTGGCTTGTTGCTCGTCATAATTTGCTTGCTTAATTGAGACGGCTTCGGTATCGGTTTCTAAAAAGTTAAAGGCATCGTTCAACCCTTTGCTTCGACTGAAGTATGGATTGTCTGCAACCGTACAACCCCAATGAAGATGCGGCCCAGTGCTTTGGCCTGTGCTACCAATGACGCCTAAGAGGTCGCCTCGCTTGACTCGATCCCCGCGTTTAACTTGCGGGTGACCACTGAAATGAGCATATAGTGTAAAGCCCAAGAGACTGCCATCAGAATCAACATGGCGGAGCATGACGCAATTACCGAAAATCCTAGCCACGTTTTGACGCCACGCGACCGTTTCTTCTGTTGTGAATTTGTCATTAACCACTCCATCCATTGGTGCTAAAACCGGTGTACCTTCAACGGCTGCAATATCTACACCGCTGTGACCCTTGCCTTGACTTAGCTCGGGTCGAACAACCCCGTAAAATGAAGTGACGCGCCCACTGACGGGCATCCCGTCGTAATTGCTTCCGTCCAGTTTTCCAGAAAATTGCAATCGTGCCATGCTCAACCATCCAATCCCATACTATCAAACACAGAAGAATGACCAATAGAATTTCTATCAGTCATCTCCCAACTCGTCTTCTAATTCTTCGATCCGCTCTTCAAGCTCGTCAATCGCCTCCTCTAAGTCTGACGAGTCGAACGCTTTCCCGACAGTGTACATTCTAGCCATTTCCTGAGTCATGGCGATTTTGTCCTTGAGTGCTTCAATGTCGTTTTGCAACACTGCGATATCAACGGTGGTTTGTTCTTCCTGAATAACTCCAACGGTAGACGAAAGATTTCCAACCGTTGAATCCAGAGTTGCGACATACCAGATGATCCCGAATGCTTGGGCTATTATCGCGATCACAATTCCGATAGATAGTTT